GGACCTGACTGAGTTATTTGAGCTGAACACGTTAGTCAACCGTGGATATGGTGCAGTCAATTGGCAAATGGAACGAGAGCATAGGCTAAACCCTGATGTGATTGATGTGGCGCCGGAGACAGTATATGCAAAGGCAGTGTCTGTATTCAACATGGGTGTCCGCCATGGATTCAAGTATAAACGCATGAGTCTGAGTGATTTTGCAGCAGCACGCTGGGAGTGGTCGCCAGCGGGCAGTGTACACTCACAACACGTGGCAGATGAGAAGTATATCAACAGAGACAGCTACCGGTATAGGACTAAGTTCGTGACGCTCAATAGCATGCCAATAGAACACGTTGAACAGATGTTTACACGTAAGCCAGCCATACGGGCCTGGGCATCAACTAAATATGAGTGGGGGAAAGAAAGAGCGATCTACGGCGTTGATCTAACGTCAGCAACAGTCGCACACTTCGCTATGTTCAACTGTGAAGAGGTGCTGAAGCACAGGTTCCCGGTGGGAGAAGACGCTGAGGCAGGTAGGGTACATAAGCGTCTGAAGACAATGTTGGAAGGATGTGATTCATTTTGTTATGACTTCGATGACTTCAATGCTCAGCATTCCACTTCAAGTATGATAGCTGTAATCAAAGCTTACCGGGATGTTTTTTCACCTGCGATGTCTGAAGAGCAGCTTGCAGCAATGAACTGGATCTTGGACAGCTATACTGACATTATGGTGTATCCGCTGCAAGATGGGCCTTACAGGCCAAATGGAACATTGTTGTCTGGCTCTCGACTAACGACATTCATAAATACTGTCCTCAACTATGTGTATATGGACATAGCAGGTGTGTTCGAACACCCAGATGTTGTTGACTCTGTACACAATGGTGATGACGTGTTGATAGCAATACGTAGCGTCAAGGCCGCAATAGATGTACACGACAAAATGGCTGCGATTAACGCTCGAGCTCAGCCCGCCAAGTGTAACATACTCTCTGTGGGCGAGTTTCTAAGGGTGGAACATAAGATAGAGATGTCAGACGGTCTGGGGTCACAGTATCTGTCACGTGCATGTGCGACTGCAGTACACTCAAGGATAGAGTCACAGATGCCAGTACGAGCATTAGACGCTGTATCCGCTACGGTCACGAGAATGGGGGAACTGAAACGCCGGGCTCCTGAGGCGGCAGAACAGATAGACCTGTTAACTATCAAGATCTTCAAACATCTATCTGTAGTCTTCAACACACCGTACGACAAGTTATCGATAGCTGCGTCCGCACACAGTGTGGTGGGTGGTTGCAATGAGGACAGATGGGCGCCAGTAGAGTGGAAGGTGCGAGAGGTGATACCATATCACCTGAGAGAAGATGAGGAATCATCTTCTGTCGAACAGGCGGTAGTACCCGGTTGCCGGGACTATGCAGCCTTAATGGAAAAGAGACTGAACGGAGTAATACCATTCAATAAGATACACCAAAGTGTGTCTCGAGCTACGCGGGCTCAACTTGCAATAACGCGGGAATCGAAACTAGTATTAGATGACGTTTCCGCCCAAATCAAGTATAAGTATGCGCGTGCTCTGAAAGGTATGTACAAAGGGATAGTCAAACTGCCATTTATAGCGAGAGCTAGATTTTTAGGTCTACCGCCTATTGCACTAGCGAGTCAAGCTCAGATCTCAAAACTCATGCGACTAACGTCATCAGTGAGTGATGTGGCCTGGACATTGAAAGTATTGCTATAAAGACATGAAAAATGGGCCGGCAACC